GACTTCCTTGGCATACTCGGTTAATGACCAGAGAACATCGACTGTGCGATCACGATCAGCAGCTAGTGTTTGCTCGTACCATCCTGGGGTTCCCTCATGCCATCGGCTGATCTGTGGGAGGTCGATCTCATCTCCGATAGTAACGACAGTATCGGGGCGAAACGCTTTAATAAATAAAGACATGTTCCTAACAAAGACTGGATCCTCGTAAGGGCACTGAAGATCGGGCACCACCACTGTGCGCTTCATATTTAATCCTCATCATCGTCATCGTCATAGGGGATGCGGTCGGGTAATGCGGGCAGCCAATTAGGCGTAGGCAGGATCGTTGCTGGATAGGTAGCGGGTTCTAAAAGAATGGCAAGCGATAACTCAACTGAGAATCCGCTTCTTCTGAGCGACTTGTAAAACTCATTCAGCCCGATGCAATACTGATCGAGCATGGAGTAAGCCTCTAGGTCGATAGCCTTCTTGCGAGCCATGGTTTTATTATCGCTCTAGGAGTATGTTATAGATCTCATCGACACGCGCGTTTAGTCGTTTAATCTCCGACAGCAAGTGCGTGATTACATAACCAGCCAAGCCACCCACTATCGCAAGCGTGGCAATATAAAGATTTAGGAGGTCGGTCTGGCTCATTTGTCTCGGTCGATCTCATCAACCGCTGCCTCTATTGCATCAACGATTACATCTTTGACAGCCTTCTTGGCTCGGTAAGACTTTATAGCTGCACGAATGGCTGGAATTGCCATCAAGCCTAGTCCTGCGATAATTGCTGCTTCCATTATTTTCCTCCTAGTAACGGGATATTAAAGAACGAGCCATCCGAATCACCCTTGCTGCTGAAAGATATATGGCAATGATGAGTGTGCTTATTGATCCCCGTGTAAGTTCTCCAGCGCCATGCGCTCTTGGCGCTTGCGATCTTGCCATCAAAGATAATGTAACTGATGCGTTTATCAGACTTTGCCAGTGTACGAAGTTGATCTGCCACATCGGGCATGAGGTCGGGCTTTGGTTTTCCCGATAGATCGCGGTCAATGTCGATGGCACGAACCCAGCCCTCGCCATCTGGATTATGGTCAGACTTACGAGCTGAGTGGCGACTATCGCCGATCCAGCCGTCCGAGGTACGGTCACGATCGCCGAAGCAGTCATCGAACTGTTCACGGAGTTGTTGACCAGCCTTGCATAACTTGGGTTTCATCCCAGTAGTAGCGCCAATTCATCTGCTGTTAACCCTAAACGGTCTGCGATAGCAGCCTTAGCCTCAGCCTTTTCCGCTGCTGCTTGCTCCTCGTCTGCCTTCGCTTTTGCGTAAGCGATCGCATCTGCTTCGCGCTGCTTGATTTCCTCGGCTGTAAGTTCTACCTCAGAGACTTCGCCTGTCTCGCAGTTTACGATGATCTTTGTGTCTGCCATTTTGTCTCCTATGATTTGAGTATGCCGTAGAGTGAAGCGGTTGTGTACTGAGCAAAAAGATTAGCGCTTGGCTCTAACTTTAAAGAAGTAATTGCAGAAGTTAGATTTACCAAAGTTGCAAGCATAGTAGCGTAAGCAGTAGTTCCATTGTTTTCGGTCACATTGTCGGTTGAAATAGACTTTTGAGTTGTGCCAAAAGCATTAGGAATATAGATTTCAAAAGAACTGAAGGTTGATGCGGTGTCTGTGCTCATTGTTTCATTGCCTACATAGCCAAAAGCGCTACCGTTGCTGGAAGAAGCCGCTGCGCCTGAACCCTGTAAGAAGCGATAAGTTCCAGTCGAAGAATTGCCATTAAAGGATATCTTAACTGCTCCGTCTGTGCTGCTATTTCTTGCGCTTAGTTTTACGACTAGGTCGGTATATGTACTAGGGATAGAAGTAAACTCAATGTTAGCCGCGCCACCAGCGCCAACGGTTACGGTGCTTCCAATTTGGATATAAGTTGCCATTATGCCGCCTTAATTCCGTATAGGGTAAAGGTTGAGCCAGCCGCATAATTTGCTCCGTTGGTTGAAGTGTAAAGAATTGTGCTAATAGCCTCTGGAGTTTTGCGCCACAGACCAACCGTTGCGCCAGTTTCACCGTCTGCAGAGTTTATTTGATTATTGCGGCTTAAAACGGTTTTGTAGGTTGTGGTGTTTGCATAGTTGAAAATATGGCTTATGAATGTAGCGAAGTTAGTGGACTCAACTCCTGCAACATAATCGCCTGTGTAAAGGTAAGTAGCGTTAGAACCGCGTGATGAAGAAGCGGTTGAACCGTTGCTATAAAGCCAAGTGGCAGAATAATTGCTTGTCGTGTCTCCGTTAAAGCGCAGGGCTGGAGTAGCAATAGTTGTGCTATCTGCTTTAATTGAAGCCACGATAATCAAGTCCGTATAAGTGCTAGGAATACTGCTAAAGGTATAAGAAGCCTGTGCGCTGCCTAGTGTTGTAGTCGCTATTGGTTCATATGTTTTAGCCATTATTTGACCCCATAAAGCGCGAAGTGAGAATACTGAGTGAATGTACCGCCAGAGTTAATTGCAACGGTAGTAATTGCAGAGGTCGAACGATACCCACCGCTGACCAGAGTAATCTGACCGCTACCGTTTGAGTCTGTACCGTTAAGGGTTCTAACGGTTTTGTATTTATTAGTGTTGGCGTAGTCCAAGATGTCTGTGATATTAGGACTTGGATTACTGGTCGAAGTCGGCGCTAAGAAGTTTTGCAATATCTTATTAGTGTTAATTGAGTTGCCAGCAGATGCGCTTGAGCCGTCACCTGTAAGGTTGTGCATCGAATAATTGTTACCAGTATCGCCGTTTAGGGTGATGTTGTACTGCAACCCTGAACCGAATATAAAGCAGCGAACCTGTAAGTGTTTATAGGTCGTTGGAATACTGCTAAAAGTGATGTTTGCCTGACCACCTGCGCCTACTGTGTAAGTCTGAATAGACTCATAATCGCCCACCGCAGGGGTTTCGCCCCCTAGTAGAGCGACCGCGTTATTGAGCATTAGGCAATAGCCCCCACGACATACCAGTTATTTGCAGAGGTCTGAATCAGTGCGCATGACTTGTATTGGTTTAGGACTGGGCTTGCTGCTGTTGCTCCAGCAGATAGAACTGTTACGCCACCTGAGCCAGAGATCGTTACTGCGCCAGCGCCTTTGTTTAGGACTGTGATTACTGTGCCAACTGGAAAGGCTACGCTTGCATTTGTAGGGATCGTCATGGTCGAAGCTGAGGCGTTCGAGCGGGTGACTAGCACCTGATACTGGTCGGTCAATACTGGTGTGTAGGTTGTGCCTGTTTGGTCGTTAAGGGTGAAAGACACCAACCCGTTGTACATAGCTGCACTAAGGACATCGCCCGTCGATGATGGAAAGCCTGTTGCCATTTATATCTCCTAATACGCCATGATAGATGTGCCGATTATACCTGATACAGCCGACCCAATTATGAAACCTTCAACAATAGGTTCCAGAGTCGTGACAGTTACGCTCATGGCATTAGGCGTTATATTCCATGAAAGTCCCTGGGTCTGTAATGTTTTAATAATAGTTGATCCGTCTGGCTGGACATTAGTAATTTTTAGATTTGAGAAGTAGTCCAGGGCAAGCATGGTCGCGGTGGGAACATCTGGATCTAGTAGATCGACCGTCATGGCATCAATGCGAATAGTCGTTTCAGCTCGCGTTGCTACATAGATCTTGGCAATGTTCAAGGTGTCCGCATCAGTCTGGGCTACCAAGTTAGATTCATTTAACTGGTGAGGGAAGTACTTGGCGATCGATGCTGAGTTCTCCGACACCTGCTGAGTCCCACCCACGCGGGTCATGCCCGCGCTGTTAATAATTAACTTATCGTCGAACGCAAAGGTCAGGTTGCTATATGGGATGCCAGTGGTCTGGTTAAACTCGATCGGAGTCTCGCCATACTTCTTGATTACATTGTTGCGGTTTAGGAATATGGCTGTTCCCTCGGAGTTAATAAAGAAAGCGCCCTGCTCTGAGAACTCAGCGTTCTTTAGGGCATCTAAGGCTGTGCGAGATGTTGACGGATCGACCACACAGGTCGTGTTGCCCGTATCGATCGTACGCATCGAATTAGGAAACTGCACTTGAGATAAGATGCGGTTAATACGAGTTCCAGTATCTTGTCCAGCCGTGGCATCAGCTACTGTGGTTATCCCAGCCTGTTGCATGAGTCTAAAAGCGTCGGAGCAGATTATGTCCACATAACCTATTTCCTGCCCTTGCGGGTAGGTGTACTTATACTCAGTTGTATAACCAGAGAATAGGAAGTAACCAACTCCTCCGACTGTTGCCGATACGCGCAACTTGCGAAGTGGAGTTAGAAAGCCAAAGTAAGGTGAGTTAACATTTTGAGGATTAAACGCGCCGTCTGGATCGATCACTCGAACGGTGCAAGTGCCAGCCTCGTATGTATCGCGCATAATGTTGCGACCGCGTTTAATGCTGATCTGTCTAACATTAGGAGTTAGGTCAACTGTAGGTTCTGGTGTTGTTGTCGAAGCCAATGTGCCCGTTCCAAGAACGCCGTACTTCTCATCACCAATAGTAAAGGGATACCCGAAGGTAGCGCCTGATGTGAAGTCGAAGGATACGGCTATCTGAGCTGGCAGGGTCATGGTCCGAAAGATCCACCTTGACGGAATATGGCAGCAAACTTAGCTTGTAACGAATCGTTGAGTAGGCTGTCTCGAATTACATCGTTCAGACTTTCCTGAGCGATAATCGATCCCGCGTTAACATTGACGGTTACATCTACGCCAGCGGCGCTAGTGAATTGAGATCCCTGTGGCAATCCC